TTACGCCTCAAGAGCATGGATTTTTAACTGGTGAGAATTTATTGCTTGCAAACAGAGCGGAGCAAAAAAGACTTGCTGGCCAATTAGATGTGCCAAACACATCAGCAGAATTTATTTTTGATCCAAGAGCTGCACAAGCAGCCACATGGGGTGCTGAACGAGAAATTTCATACAAAGCTGCTAGAGATGCTGAAATCAATAGATTTACAAAATCATCTGAAAAATATGACAGGCAATTAGCAAGATGGGAGCAAACGGGTAAAGGTCAAAAACCCAAAAAACCATCTTTAAAAGACATTGGAAAAGAATCTGACGAGTCTATTCGCGCAAGAGCTAGGGCTGGCATTGATGACGCTATGCAGCGCCAGATTGCTTCACAGACCTATGAATTTATTCCTGGTCAAAATGTTATGCCAGGAATTAACACTGCTGACGAAAGTGTTCGAGCTGCTTATTCGCAGGGAATGCAGGCTCCAATGGGTAATCGTGACCCTTACATTGGCGCATTGCAAGCATACCAACTGCCAGTTAAACCAGTCATGGGTGAATACCTTAATACTGCTGGTGTTGTTGAAAGAAACCCAGCGTTTGTGGCCCAGCCATTAGTTGGCCTTGTTGGGTCAACATTAGAAACATCGACAGGAAAACTTGCTCGCGGTGGCCCTATGCTGGACCAGCCTGGGCGCAGTTTACTTGACGCAACTTCTGCTGTGCGCGCTGTAATGGATTTACAAGAAGGTGTTGGCTGGAACAAATTTACGCCAGCCAATTCGAGCATGAAAACAGTGGAAAAAACTGGAATAAGATTTCAGCCAATGTTGTCTGGCGCCCAAGATGCAAGTCAGTTGCCTAGACAAATGGCACAGGCAAAAGCGGCATTAGAGGCACAAGGCTTAGATGTCGTTGATGTTGGCGGTGCTTTACACGCTGGAAAATTTGACAATTCTATGAACGGCAAAGCAATTCAAGAAGCTGTTAAAAATGCAAAAGCAAATATTCAAGATGGCCAATTGATTGCTGGCCGTTTTGAGTCAAATCTTGAAATGCCGCCATGGGGTGCAGAGGGAAGTGGCCAAGTAGCGCAGTATTTACAAGGCCAATTAACACGGCCAGACATTCAAAATTTTGCGCAGCGTTTAGATGCTGCTGGTGTCCCACAAGTTAACGCACAGCAAACTCAGTTTATGCAGCAATTCTTAGAGCAAAACAATATGACTCCAAGAGCTGACGTAATGAAAATGCGAGACATTATTGGGACTAAAGGTTATCAGGGGTTTTTAAAGTATCTTCAAGAGAATGGCCCAAAGGGGTTGCCGGCAGTTGTACCTCTTGGCCTGCTTGGGGATTATGAGGACTATCCAATTTTCCAATAACTTTGTAATTTTTGTTTTTAATACCAGAAAACGGCAAAGGTATTGCAGCCTGATGTTTTGAATAATAAACATCAAGCTGCGCATTAGTTAGTTTTGAGAAATATTCAACTGGCATATCAACTCCCAAAAAACATTGCAGTTAGTGGGTCGCGTTTCACGACCCGTCTCTTTTGTCTACGTCTGGCAGCGTCAAAGTCTTTGTCGTCTGCACTCATCTTGTCGCGGTACTTTTTAATGCGCTCAGACCCTGGCACTGGCCCAGGCGCTTGCGCATCAATGCCATCACCCCAAGACCACAGAGGCCGCCACTGTCCATTTGCATGGACCTTGGCGTGTCCTGAGATGTGGACCAGACCATGGCGGTGCAAGTCAAACAGGATTCGCGCTGCACTTCTCCTGGCACAAAAGCACAACTTGGCCAAGTCCACATCAGAGAGATTGCCTTTCTTTTGTAGCGCTGCCTCAATGGCAGGCTCTACACGGGGCTTTAAGCCTCTGGCCATGTGCTGGTCTCCATTCGGGCTTTCAAGCGCTCCAGCATGGCCCTGATAACGAATGCACGGGCTTTGACTTCAGAGGGAATAGCATGGCCATAGACTTCTGGGTGGAGTAAGTCTTTGACCAAATCGAGGCAGGCATCGATGGCGGGTGGCAATTCATTTGTCAAGGAACTTCTCCAGGGCAGACACTTCAATATGGTCCACCATGGACTGCAAGATCATGTGGGCAATGTCCACATCAGTGCCAGCGATGTATGCGTTATTGAGGGTCATGCACTCTTCATAGTCAGGCTCATAAGGCAAGGCAATGTAATCTGTCGAGCCTTTCTCTTCTGGGCTGTATTCCAAGAAGCAGACCAGATCAACTTCTTCAACTGAGCAGTCAAACTGGTACAAGTCTTTGGGGCATGGGGGTGTTGCTGGGTAGTTCATGCTTGTTTCCTCAACTCTTTTATGGCATTGGCTGCATAGTGGTAATAGTTGTGGTTGCCATTGTTACTCTGGGCCTCATGCAGGCCCATCAGCAAGTCAATGCAAGCCTGGCGCTCATGCTGGGCCACAAGCTCTGCAAAATCATAAGTCGCACTGCCAATTTCATACCAGTCAAGACCGGCATCATGGGCTAGTTTTTTGTATTCATTCACTTGGCTCATGCTGACCACCATGCCACCAAGAGTGCAGCCATGCCAACGCCAATGGCCAAGGCAGTCAAATAATCCAAAAGGGTTTCGGTTGAGGGTTTCATCGGTTTCTTTCGTTTAAGTTAGACAGTAGTAACATTCTAAGACACAAATAAATTATGTTGCAAGAACTATTTTGTCCATGTTGTTTTTTTACATATACCGCAATTAGAATGCGACCATGCAATCAATTCACGACATCAAGGCAAAGGCCAAGGCCCACAAGATCACCATGTCTGCGGTGTGCAATGAGGCTGGCATCCAGCAGTCCCAGGTGAGCCGGTGGCTATCTGGGACTGTGGAGCCACTGTGGACTTCAGTCAATCAATTGCACTTAGCGCTTGAGAAACTGATCGACAGATCACCAGTCGCTATCGACTGACTCGGCCACTGGTGCAGAGCCTTTGCCTGCCACCACGCCAAAGTCAGATGCAGCCGATGGCTTTGCACCACCGAGCGAGTCACCTTTGCTTAAAAGCATGATGTTGTTCAAGCCGTATGACACGCCCTTGTTGCCTGCCTGGTCATAGGCATAGGCATTTAAGGAAACGCGGCCATAGTCGCCAGAGACAATATCTTGTGATCCAAGAATGTCATGGCCATGGGCATCCACTGCACCAGGCTTATTGGTGCTTTTGGTGTTGAAAAAGTAATGGCCTGCATACTCAGCCCCCAGTGGTGATCCATCAGATTTCACTTCAGTGTCGCCATCACGCAAGGGATTGCGAACAGTTTTGGGAATCTTGTCCCCGAACTTGGCGGTCAATGCGGCCTTGGCTGCCGCTTTCAATTGGTTCACAGTCTCGGTGTCTGTCTTAGGGACAAGCACTTGAGTGGAGAACTCTTCTTTCCCGTTCATTTCATTCTTGCGAGCAGTTAAAGCGCTGAAGTATGAGAAACGAACTCTTCCGGTTACGACTCTGGTCATGGTTTTTTCCTTTTAAGGGTTTAAGGTTTTTACGTTTCTGTCGTTAAACAGAAATTGCACTTTAGCACAAATCAGATATGATGCAAATAACTTAAAACGAGGAAACCGAAATGCAGTTATTCCCCCATCAGCAAGAGGCCAAGCTCTTCTTGCTGTCTAGGCGCAGGGCCATACTGGCCGACCAACCAAGGGTTGGTAAGACGCTACCCACAGCAGCTGCTGCACTTGAAAACCTACCAGCCCTCATCGTCTGCCCAGCCATTGCCAAGACAGTGTGGGAGTCTGCCTTTGCTAGGCTGGCGCCAAACGTCTCAGTGAATGTGGTCAATGGAAAGAAGGGCGCTTCAGAGGTGAATAGCGCAGATATCACCATCATCAACTATGACGTTTTGCAATACGCACAAACGAATTTGGACAGATATAACACGCTAGTTTTGGATGAGTGCCACAGAATTAAGAATCCAAAAGCGCAAAGAACCAAGGCGGCCATGCTGGCCATGAAGAAGATTTCCTTTGTTTATGCATTGTCTGGCACGCCAATACCAAACAGGCCGATTGAGCTGTGGCCCATCTTGCACGGCCTTGGCATCTACAGAGGCGGCTGGTTTGACTTTGCAGCCCGTTACGCAAAGATGTGGTCAGCCCCCTGGGGGCTAGATACATCAGGCGCGTCAAATCTGCCAGAACTCAAGGCGCTCATGTTGCCCCATGTGCTGAGACGCAAAAAAGAAAACATCTTCAAAGACTACAAAGAGCCGCAAGTCAGCCTGATCACCTTTGACCTACCAAACGACAAACGTGAGCAAAGTTTTGATGCCGATGCCTTGATGGCAAACCCCAATGCCTTGCTGGCCTTTGAGGGTCTGGCCGAGATCATGCGCGAGGCCGGAATGCGCAAGGTCAAGGCCGCCAGTGAATTTATCGATGATTTGCTCCAGTCCAATGAGCCGGTGGTGGTCTTTGCGCACCATAAGGATGTGGTCCAAGCCCTGCAAGATGAACTCAAGGACCACAAGCCAGTGATTGTGGTGGGTGATACATCACGGGCCAAGCGCGACAAGGCCATTGCCGATTTCCAGTCTGGGCAGACCAAGCTCATTATTGGCAACATTGCCGCCATGTCTGAAGGTGTAGACCTATCTGCTGCCGACACGATTGTCTTTGTCGAATGCACTTGGTCCACAAGCGCCCTAGAGCAAGCCTCAAGTCGGGTTGAAAATATCAACAAATCAGGCATCCCCCCAGTCATTTACATATTGACCATCAAGGCCAGCTTGGACCATACAGTCTTGGCCAAGGTGCTAAAAAAGCTCAATGTGGTCAGTCAAATCATTTAACCAGGAGAAAAAACCATGCAACACGAAACCAGAAAACACGCCCGACTCTCAGCATCACGCACAGACCGGTTCATGCAATGCCCAGGCAGCTATCGCCTCGAATCCCTCATGCCCCATGAGCCAGCAGGCGAGGCCGCTGCCATTGGCACTGCCATCCATGAGCTGTCAGAGATCATTCTGTCAGGCAAAGAAGTCCCAGCTGGCACTGATCCGGACCATCTGGCCATGGCCCAAGGCTATGCCGACTTTGTCAATACGCTGGTCGAGAATCCACGCAAAAAGCTGATTGAGGTCAATTTGGATGAAGGCTTAAAGTCTTTGCATCCCGCACTTGGTGGGACTGCCGATGCAGTCCTGGTCGATGGCAACCATCTTCATGTCATTGATCTGAAGACCGGCAGGGTGGCCGTAGAGGCCCAAGATAACAAGCAGCTCTTAACCTATGCATTGGGAGCCATGCGACAGCTCAAGGCGCCAAGCACCATCGAATGCACCATGCACATATTCCAGCCCCGTGTGGGCCACAGCAAGTGGACAGTGTCTGGCAACCGCTTGAACTTGCATGGTGAGCGCTTGAAAGAGGCAGCCGAGCTGGCGCTCTCAAGCGATGCACCTACAAACCCAAGCCCAGATGCCTGCCGATACTGCAAGGCCAAGACCATTTGTCCATCCATGCGCGAGAAGGTCCAAGAGACCGCTAGGAGCGATTTCAAGCCTGACACCACTGTCACCCCTGAGATGCTCGATGACGCGGCTCTGGTGGCCGCATGGGCCGATGCCGTGCAGTCTGCTGCCAAAGAGCAACTGGCCAATGGCAAGTCGATTCAAGGCTGGACCATGCGTATGGGCCGCAAGACAAAATTCTGGAAGGATGAGGCACTGGTCCAAGAGGCATTCAAAGATATGCTGATCGCATGGGAACTCAAAAGCCCCAGTGCTGTCTTGAAACTCGGGGTCGAAGTGAGCGAAGACCTAGTCGGTGAGAAGGTGGCTGCACCTAGCCTAGTCAGGTCCAAGGAATAGAATCCTTTTTCCTGCCAAAAGAAAAGACCTGATAGCGCGTAAACACTACCAGGTCAAAAGTCAACTCAATGGCAACCTACAAATGAAACCCCAACATAAAGGAATTTCAGTGTCAACTATAACTGAAACACCCCTGCCAGATACATTCAGCCAGTCCCAGCAAGTGGCCTGCAAGATTGGCGCTGTCGCCCCTGATGCCGTGTTTTGCACCTTTGCCCTGCAAGGGGCTAAAAAAATCCCATACAAGCGAAGCGGCCAAGGTGTGGCACGGGATACAGACCCAAGCGATCTGTACAACGCTGAAGACATCTGGGCCATGGAGCAAGCCCCTCATGGCCAGTATCTTGGCCTTGTCCAGCAGCGCCCCATCATCTCCGCATCAGGGAACTTTCTGGTTTGCCTTGATGTGGACATGAAGCACGCCTCTGGCCCAACCAACGTGGCCATCCAGCGCATGGCCAAATACGTCAAGCAGCACAAGATGCTGACCGAGGTCTCTGTCTCAGGCCGTGGCCGTCATGTCTTCTTATGGGTCTCACCACTTAAAGAAGCTGACCAAGTGTTGCCTAAATACAAGCTAGGCGGTGGCCAAGAATTAGAAGTATTCGGCCTGCCAAACAGTGCCGGCAAGTCAGTGCTACTCAGTGGCAATGCGGTGGTCGGTGAATTCCAAGAGGCCGTGGACCTTTATGCCCTACTGCAAGACTGGGGCATCATCGAGCAGCACCAGCTGCAAGAGCCAAAGCCGGTTATATCTGCACCACCCAGCCAGTCCTTTGACTTCACCCAATTAGGCTCAAGGCTTGAAGACAGCGATCTTGATCGTGCCGTCAAGGCTTTGCACCATATTTCCCCAGACTGTGACTATGACCAGTGGATTGAGCTGGGCCAAGCGCTGCATACAGAATTCGGTGAAAACGGCCTCGGCCCATGGATGCAGTGGTCTATGGCTGGCCAGAAATTCCAAGGCACTAAAGACATAGAGACCCACTGGAAGAGCTTTCACCAGGGCAAAGGTGTGGGGCTTGGCACACTCTACAAACACGCCAAGGACTGCGGGTGGGAAGCCCCAACCAAGCAGACCGAGCGCAAGTCAGCGGTGGAAGACTTTGCTGCGGTGATTGCCCAAGCGCCAGTGGCCACCGATGCACCAGACCCGTCATGGCCAGAACTGGCCCTAGACCTGACAAAGCTCAACCCCATTGACTACCTGATCGAAGGCTTCATGGCCCATTCTTTCTTCATCTTGGCCGGTCAGCCTGGTGTCGGTAAGACCACGGCAGTGCTGTCCATGTGCATGGTCATGGCTGGATTTAGTGTGGAAGGCTGCGAGATTCACGCTAAAAAGAAACGCAAGTCAATCATCGTGACTGAAGACTCTGATCAGATAATCCGAACACTATTCGCATATTCAAAGCATTACAAGATAAATAATCTAAACGACTGGTTTGTGGTTATTGATGCCAGAAGGTCCAATGTCAAAGATTTACTCAGGCTTGCACATA